GTGGCAGCAGGAAGTATGGAATGATAAGACTAGGTTTAAGATAGTTGCAGCTGGTAGGCGTACAGGTAAATCAAGGCTTGCAGCATGGATGTTGATAGTCAACGCTTTAGAGTCGGAGAGAGGACACGTCTTTTACGTTGCGCCCACACAGGGACAAGCAAGAGACATTATGTGGCAGACACTGCTAGAGTTAGGAAACCCTGTGATAACGAGCAGCCACATAAACAACTTACAAATAAAACTAATCAACGGGGCCACCATATCTCTAAAAGGGTCTGATAGACCTGAAACAATGAGGGGTGTGTCGTTGAAGTTTTTGGTGATGGACGAGTACGCAGACATGAAGCCTGAGGTATTCGAACAGATCCTTAGGCCAGCCCTAGCTGACCAAAAGGGTACAGCGTTGTTCATCGGTACACCTATGGGTAGAAACCACTTCTACGAGTTGTACAAGTATGCGGAGCTAGACGATGATCCTACTTATAAATCATGGCACTTTACTAGCTATGACAATCCTCTGCTAGATCCTGAAGAGATAGACGTAGCTAAGAAGTCAATGTCGAGCTACGCTTTCCGACAGGAGTTCATGGCCTCCTTTGAAGCCAGAGGGTCAGAGATGTTTAAGGAGGAGTGGGTGCAGTTCACTGAGTCTCCTGAGGACGGTGACTACTACGTATCCATTGACTTAGCTGGTTTTGAGGAAGTAAACAAAAAGAAAACTAAAAACTCTAAACTTGACGAAACGGCAATAGCGGTAGTCAAAGTATGCCAATCAGGACAATGGCACGTAGAGAATATAATACACGGCAGGTGGGAACTAGCTGAGACTGCCAGAAAGATCTTTGAGGTTGTGCGAGACTACAGGCCCATAGCTACCGGGATAGAGAAAGGTATTGCTAGACAGGCTGTAGTGTCTCCTCTGACTGACTTGATGAAACGCTATGGAATGTTCTTCAGGATAGACGAGCTAACCCATGGTAACAAAAAGAAAACAGACCGTGTGATGTGGGCATTGCAGGGTAGGTTTGAAAATGGTTTCATAACTTTAAACAAGGGTAACTGGAACAGTAGATTCCTAGATCAGTTATTTCAGTTTCCTGATCCACTGACCCACGATGACTTGGTGGATGCTTTAGCCTACACAGACCAACTGGCTAAGGTAGCTTACAGTTATGACTTTGAAGTAGATGACCATGAAGTTTTGGATGCAGTAACAGGATACTAATATGGCAGTAAAGAAAAAAGCTAAATCTAGGGTAAACGAAGCTGGCAACTACACCAAACCAACAATGCGTAAGAATCTGTTTAACAGAATAAAAGCAGGTAGTAAAGGCGGTAAGCCGGGTCAGTGGTCAGCTAGGAAAGCTCAGATGCTAGCAAAACAATACAAAGCCAAAGGGGGAGGATACAAGTAATGCCAATGTCAAAGTACAGCCCTAAGCAAAAGAAACTTGCTAGAGTTGCAGCACCAAGAAACAAAATTACTGGTGCAGACTTCAAAAAGCTAAGACGCAAAAAGAAAAAATGAGTCAGCAGCAACAGCAGCAAGACACAAAAAGCTCTGAAGAGATAGCAGAGTGGATCAGACAACAAAAACTACAAGCTCACAACCAGTAGGTAGCATATGGCTAAGGGTGTAAAACACTATACTAAGGACGGCACACCGCACAAAGGCGGTTCTCATAAGATGCCTGACGGTACTTTGCACAGCGGAGCAAAGCATACTAAAAGCAGTCAGAAACTTTTTCACTATGGAGCACTGTCTAAAGCTGCACAAGCTAAGGCACGTAAGACATGGCGTTAAAAAAATCCCAAAGATCCTTAAAAGATTGGACAAAACAGAAGTGGCGTACCAAATCAGGTAAGCCTAGTGCTAAAACAGGTGAGCGTTATCTTCCTTCGGCAGCGATAAAAGCGTTGTCTCCACAGGAATATGCAGCTACGACTAGAAAAAAACGTAAAGACACGGCAGCAGGTAAGCAACATAGTAAGCAACCTAAGAAAATTGCAAAGAAAACTAGAAGTTATCGCCGTGGAACCACAGGAAGGTACAAAAAATGATGCAATATGGCGATAACGACACCTTAGACAGCGAACAAAGCCTTGAAAACTGGGTAATGTACAAGTGTGACACTTGGAGAAACCACTTTGAGGCCAATTATCAGGAAAAATTCAACGAATACTACCGTTTGTGGCGAGGTATATGGAGTCCTGCTGACTCTGAGCGCAAAAGTGAGCGTTCTAGGATCATCAGCCCTGCCTTACAACAAGCAGTAGAGTCCAGTGTAGCAGAAATCGAGGAAGCTACCTTCGGAAGAGGTAGGTACTTTGACATCTCCGACGATATGGACGACCCTGAGAGCCGTGACATTGCGTATTTACGCACAAAACTACATACAGACCTTGACAAAGCAAAGATACGTCAAAGTGTAGGAGAATGTCTTATAAACTCCGCTGTATTCGGCACAGGAGTAGGTGAAATCGTCTTGGAGGAAGTCAAAGAGATGGCTCCTGCCACTCAGCCCATCATGGGTGGTGAGTTGACAGCAGTAGGTGTAAATGTGCAAGAGCGCACAATGGTCAAGCTGCGACCCATCCTTCCTCAAAACTTTTTGATAGACCCTGTGGCTACCAATGTAGATGAAGCCTTAGGTGTAGCTATCGATGAATTTGTATCGCGCCACCTTGTAGAACAACTACAGGAGCAAGGTGTATACAAGCAGGTTTACGTAGGTAGTGCAGCTTCAGACTCAGACCTAGAGCCTGATTATGACTTGACCTCCTACGAGACTGACAAAGTACGGCTTACAAAGTACTATGGGCTTGTCCCTAGAAGTCTTCTTGATTCTAGTGTAAAAGCATTAGAGCAGGATGAGGACGAGGACATAGCTGAAGTAGAGCAGCCTGAAGAGCAGGAAGAGAACAACGAAGAGTCTCACTATGTAGAAGCTATTGTTGTTATTGCTAACGGTACAATACTTTTGAAGGCTGAAGAGAACCCCTACATGATGAATGATCGTCCTGTAGTAGCATTTCCTTGGGACGTAGTACCGGGACGTTTCTGGGGCCGTGGAGTGTGCGAGAAGGGCTATAACAGTCAGAAGGCACTGGACACAGAGCTAAGGGCTAGAATCGACGCTCTGAGCCTTACAGTGCATCCTATGATGGCTATGGACGCTAGTAGACTACCCAGAGGTGCTAGACCTGAAGTCAGACCCGGAAAGATAATATTAACCAATGGTGATCCTAGACAAGTTTTACAACCTTTTAATTTTGGTCAAGTCAGCCAGATTACATTTGAACAAGCCAACGCTCTACAGCGTATGGTGCAAATGTCTACAGGGGCTATCGACTCTGCTGGTATACCGGGGTCTATTAACGGCGAAGCTACCGCTGCTGGTATCAGTATGTCTCTTGGGGCTATTATTAAGCGTCACAAGCGCACACTGATAAACTTCCAAGATTGTTTCCTAATACCTTTTGTAAAGAAAGCTGCGTGTAGATATATGCAGTTTGATCCTGAAAGCTATCCTGTTAAGGACTTTAAGTTCAACGCTACGTCTAGCCTAGGCATTATTGCTAGAGAGTACGAGGTAACACAGCTTGTACAGCTTCTACAAACGATGTCACAGGACTCACCTTTGTACAGCACACTGATTGAGTCAATCATAGACAACATGAACTTGGCTAACAGAGAAGAGCTAGCTGCAAGACTACAGCAAGCAGCACAGCAATCTCAACCTACTCCAGAACAACAAGAAATGGCTATGGCTTCTCAACAGGCACAGCTACAGTTCCAGCAATCGCAGACTCAAGCATTGCAGGGACAAGCTGCTGAGTCTCAAGCTAGAGCGCAGAAGATTTCCGTCGAAACTCAAATAGCCCCTCAGGAACTTGAGATAGACAGAATAAAAGCTGTAACTACAAACTTACAGAAAGGTGATCAGGACGATAAAGAATTTGAACGTAGACTGAAGATTGCACAGACTATGCTCAAAGAAAAAGA